TGGACAGAGCTACAACGATCTGGTCGCTTTCTAAGTCCATGTTATGAACGGCGTTTGCAACGAAATCGTTCACCTTATTAAAAGTTGCCATGATCGGCCTCCGAGGGTTATGTTAGCATATGCCTCTGCAATGTAACACAAAGGCTTCTAGTAGTAAATCAGGAAGGCGGTATTGGCCAAACTGGATTTGCAGGGTCATCTGTATTTGCTGGTAGGTCACGAAGCTGCTGGCGGTAAGTGGCCCATGCAGCTTGATTGACTGGCGCATCTGGTACTTGTGTCCAGTCGCAAGAGGCCAGCATTTGGTCACGCTTTCGACGCAGAATAAGCGTGGCTCTAGCCAGCTCTATATCGTCAACATCTGATTCAGGCTTTTCAACTAAAACCCCGTTCTCAATTTTATATTTGTGCGTTTCTGATGCGCCATGCGTGAAGTCAACATAACCATAACCATCGGGTGCAGTTGGCTGAGAAGAAGCCTGCACAACGGAGATTATTTCGCCATCAGATGTTCTGTAAAATGCAAACATTTTGTTACCTTTTCAACAAAGTGATAACGACATCAAGGTTGTTCAATTCAATCGTGCTGCCACTCTGAATAACATAACTCAGGCCAATAGAGTGTGAACCTGAGCTGCTGATTACGCGCCTATCAAGTACGCCCACTGGGAACCTCAAGTCATCGTATGTAGCATAGTTGTCATTGGTGCTGTTCACAAAAATAGATGTGGCCGTGCCATCAATCGTCAAAGCAAGCGAATATGCCGTTCCAGAACCAGTGCCGTAAGCGTTCGCTTGAGCCTGCACAATGATAAACTGATTTGCCTCAGTTGTGCTAAATGAGCCAAGCGTAACCGATCCACTGGACGACAATGTGAGCGAGCTTGAACTTGCGAAGGTAGCATCAGTTGCGGCCCTTGCGGCAATCGTGCTTGTGATGACTCCAGAAGCTGCAAGTTGGGAAGTATTAACACCACCAGACTTAATAATAAGATTGCCAGAGCCATCGCTATCTAGCGTCACGTTGTCGATTTGTATCTGGCTCGCAGTCAACGTGCCACGGATAGCAGCAGAGCCAAACTCAGCATTGCCAGTGTCACGCTCAATATTCCAGCCAGAACTGCCTGCAACATAGTTGTCACTCTGAATGTCAGCAGTAACTTGAATTGCACCAGACGGGCTAGTGAAGCTAATTGTCTGCGCTGATGTCGTGCCATCAATAGTAACTTGGAACTGTGATGACCACTCTTGAACGCTTGTTTCGGTAATATCAACGGACGGCTGTGTTTGAAGCCATCCAGATGTCAGGCCGCTGAATGTACCAGTTGAGACATTGTAGCTGCTTGCAGATGGCGTGGACGGTGAAGAAGCCTGCAATGTCTGATAGTAAACCCGCCCAGTAACGATTGTGTCGCCAGTCGCCCCGTCTGCGCCATCTGTTCCGTCCTGTGGATCGGCTAGCGTTGTTGCTGATGCGACAGCAGAAAAATCAGAAATGTTGCCGCTGGTGTCAACCGACTTGACCCAATAATATCGCGTGGTCTGCTCAGGCAAATCACCATGAACAAATTCAGTGCCTTTAATTGTTCCAATGATGCCAGCAGCCGCACTGTTATTGGATGTGTGCGCGTAAATCTGGATAAAGGATAAGTCCAAATCTGATGGGTTAGTCCAGTTTACAATGTTTTGACGATACCCAGACGATGCCAAAACAACCGTTGGAACGGCAGGAGAAACTTGATCTCTAGCAGAAGTTACTTGGGCCTCTACAAACTCAGACTTTACTCCAATCGCAGTAACGGCTCGAACTCTAACGTCATAAAGTGTACTGCTGATAGTTGGAGATATAGTGTGAGAGGTTAAAGTGCTGGTGTTTCCAGTATATGATGTATCTGACGCAATTTTGTGTTGAATTTCATAGTAATCAACAAAGGCATCAGATGCTGCATCCCAACTAACATCTATAGACCCAGCAGTGCTTCCATCTCCATTTATGGGCGCTTGGGCAGTGAGTGTGAGATTGGTGGGCAGGGCAACCGTGCTAAAGTTAGGAAGATTAGTTTGGTTGTTAATAATTTCGCTCTCTTCAGCGTTCCAATCAAATGCCGCCTCAGATGTTTCTTGCAGGGTCAAAGTAACCCGCAGGTCGCCAGCCTCTTGATTAGACGCAAACTTCCAGCCGATAACCTCAAACTCTTTGCCATCGAAGCCATAGCGATCATTGTCAAAGGCAATGATGTCACCAACCTCAATGTTGAACGCCTCCAACCCAAAGTCAGCATTGATGGTCATCTGCTCGCGACCACGATAAAGAGTCATCTTTGCAATGCGCTGGGCCGTAGAGGCCGAGGTGGTGAATGGCAGTGGCAAGTCAAGCAGCATTTCATCGCCGCCATCTTCAGTCTGGAATGTGCTACTTTTGATTGGCGGATAATCAGCGGTGATAAAGTCGTCATCAGAGTTGTTAAACGTGCCGCCAACGCCGTTAAAGCTATCCCTGGTACTTGACCGAGTTTGCAAGTTGATCGGCCCACGCAGATCATCAAGGGTTAGCGTTTTAACCGGAGCAGTATATGCGCCGACCTTCAGCTTCCAGTAGCCAGAACCCCAGAACAAAGTGCCAGCGCAAGCAGTGGCCATGTCGCCCAGAACCTTGCCCGTAGGGGAACTAGCTTTGACAATGCCATTGATCGTATATCGTTTTTCGCTGCGGTATGCGTCTCCCGTCCCAGAGCCAACACCTGTGGCTACAAAAACCTGGCCCACTGTGTTTGCGCTGGCCCCAATCGCTGTAAAGTCAGTTGTGCCAACTGTTTTGATTTCATACTGCTGACCGATAACAAAATTGCCAGCATCAACAATATTAGATAACCTAACATCTTCATCGCTTTCATTGGCCGCAGCGGAAAAGCTGAAATCATCAATCGCACTGTCATTGAGACCATATGTGCTTGTGATAAAGTCACGAATGCAGAGAGCCGCATTGTTACTATATGCAGTCGTGGATGTTCGCGGGTCGTAAACCTTCTTGCCCTTCACCATTACAGTCACCAAAGGCAAACCGTTGGCAAAAATTTCACTGTCATATCTGTAGTGAGCATAAAGGTATGAAATGCCATTTCCTACAAAGTCACTGGTGATGGCATTTGACCCTGCAAGCACTGATCTAATAAGAAGCAGTGGTGGCGGCGTGGTTTGTGTGCCGTCAAACTTTTCTATTTGCAAATAGCTTTGGTAGTTAGCATCAGTGTCACTATCGTAAAATATCCCACCAGAGGGAGATAATGCGGCATTCACCTTTCGCGCCCAAGCTGTTTCAGTAACCCATCCATAAGAGTTCGTGCTAACAATCTCATCATTTAAATAAATGTCCCCAAGTTCCTCAACTTCATGGGCGGCAACAGTTATGATTTGTTCTAAATACTTATTTTCGTCGCCATGGCTCTCAAGGAACGTAACAACACCACCTTTGCGGACTTGACCGTAAACAAAATCAGCAGGCGCAGTGGCATCTCTGGCATTGACCAAAGTACCCTGCGATCCAAAAGAGCTAAAGTCAGGCTTTGGCGCAAGAGCGGATATTGCCCATGAAGTTACGGCGCTTATAGCTATAGTGGACAAGGCGTAAACAGCATAATATGCCAAGCCCGTGGTCGCACCAGTTACAGCAGCCGCAATGGCAGCAGAAATCGGATCACGCGGAGCTTTGTCCCAGTCTCTATGCCGCATCACATTGTATGGAAAATTCTTACTCATGATTTGACCCACGCTCCATCAATGTCATCTAATGGAAGGTATATCACACCAACCTTGTCCAAGAAAGCACCCTTGCTGCCAGTGCATATGCCCATAGCAACACCTGTGACCCACTTTCGAGCCTTCTTCGTCGTTACAAGCGCACCAAGAGGCGGCACATGCTCAATGCGCTCCAGCTTGTCATCAACAGCTCGATAGAAGTCGCTATAACCAAACTCTTTGACCATTTCGCTGCGCCTAAAAACCCTGCTACCTTCCATGTAGCGACCGAGCCAATCGTCAGCCCAACCATCGCCGTGCATAGCCCTGAAAGCATCGTTGGTAAACGTCAAGCAATCGTGCTGACCCCAGACGAATGGTTTGTCCTTCATGGCCCTTATGTAGGCGTTAAGTCGCTCGCGTGGCCCCATCAGTCAGACTTGACCTCCCGGCCCCAAAC